TGAATTTATTAACTCTTATAATAACAGGGGAATGTTTAAGTTCCATGTCTTTAATTTTAGGGTCTACATTTGATTTCCAATACATTATAACTCCTTTGTAATAGTTAGCTTACCCACAGGCCCCGAAGCCGCATGCTGTACAGGTTTGACAACCTTCTTGGTATATGATAGTACCTTCTGCACCACAATTTGTACAATTTTGTTCGCTAGCTTTTGTACCATCAACAATATATTTTTTAAGGCATCTAGCAATAACTTTTGAATATGAAAACAAATCAGCTTCTTTATCTTTATGCATCTGTTCTACCAAATACTGAACAGGAGCACCATGACGAAGAGCCAAACTAATAGTTCTAGTATAGCCTGCATGATTCGGGTTGTCAAATACCTGTACGACGTCTTTAATGACCAATTCTTCATCACCTTCTCCAATACGCAAATCGTATTTATTTTGTTTGGTTTTATAAGATCTCTTTGTTAAAGTTCCGGATTTATATTTCCTAGGAACTTCTATTAATTCTGCTTTCCCCGCCATTACTTCATAAGGACGGTCATCTAAAAGTCCCACCAGAACGACCCACTTGTCTTCTTTGACACTAGTATGATATATATCACATTGTAAAGTTTCTGGGCGTTTGGGAGCATGCCTTTCTAAAATTTTATCATCATCTCGTGGGCTTGAAGTTTCCTTCGAAACTAAAACGCCGCTTCTGGAACCATCTCTATATATTGTTATTCCTTTACACCCAGCTTCCCAACCAGCTTCGTATACTTTCTTCACTGTTTCGACATCAATATCGGCTGGAAGATTTGTAGTATTAGAGATTGCATGACATACCCATTTTTGAGCAGCCGATTGAATCCATACTTTATTAACCCAGTTAATTTCATTTGCAGTTGATTGTGCATAAGGGCTATGGGAAACTGCAACTGATATATCATCTTTTTCCCATTCGCAATCCCGATCTGTTGAATCCATCCATTCTTTGAATTTATGATGATACACTGTATATTCTTGCCACTTGTCTCCTAAATCATCTACAAAGTCGATACGTGCAGTTGTGTCTTGTGGGTTAATCTTTCTTCTTCTAGTATAATGTAGCATAAAAGCTGGTTCAATACCAGAAGTTGTTTGAGTTAAACACGAAACAGAACCAGCAGGAGCCGTTGTTGTGTTTGCAATATTTCTGCGCCCAGTTATTCTGTACTTTTCTAAAGTTTCATCATCTAGTTCGTTTAGTATTCTATTAAGGAATACATGACCTTCTTCCTTTAAAGGATGATAAATTGGAAATGCACCTCTTTCTTCTGCTAAATTAATTGATTCTGTATATGAACCAATTGCTAATAACTTATAAAACATTTCAACTGTAGCTATTGATTTTTCGGACCCATATGTTTGATTTAACATAGCAATTGCATCACCAACTCCAGTAACCCCCAAACCCGTTCGACGACCTTTAGTTGCTTGTTCTTTGATAAATCCCCAGAGATCTAACTCTATCTTTTTAATATCATCTGCTTCTGGGTCTTTTTCTATTTTTTCACAGATTTTATCGATTTGTTCTAACTCTAAATCAATCATATCATCCATGAGTCGCTGTGCTTTCTTTACAATATTAACATAATCACTTTCATTAAATTTTGCTTTTGTGGTCCATGGGTTTTCTATAAAAGAAGTTAAATTTACTAGCATAAGGCGACATGAATCTCCGGGCGATAGAATTATTTCCCCACAAGGATTTGTAGAAGTAGACCCAAACCCTTCATCTGCATATATATCACTCGGAGTATTTTTTATAGCAGTATCCCAAAAAAGAATGCCTGGTTCCGCGGAACGGTGTGCACTTTCAATTATCTCATTCCAAATTTCTTTGGCGTAAACCATATTACAAATTTCCGGATTCTCTGAATCGACAGGCCATCGCTGCTCATATAAACCGTTTGTTTTAACTGCTTTCATGAATTTATCAGATACTCTAACTGAAACATTAGCGCCAGTAACTTTTGTAAGATCTCTTTTGAGTCTCACAAAATCTAACACTTGTGGATGGTGTACAGATATCGATAGCATTAAAGCGCCTCTTCTTCCTCCTTGAGCTACTTCTCTACAACTGTTGGAAAATCTTTCCATAAAGACTTCTATTCCATCTGTCGTTCTAGCAGCATTTTCACATGTTTGTCCTCGAGGACGCAATTTACTGAGATCAAATCCGACGCCACCACGTCGTTTCATAATTTGAACCTGTTGTTGATCAGTATACAATATACCGCCATAACTATCTTCCGGAGAATCGATTACAAAGCAGTTTGAAAGAGATTGTATTTGGTAAGGGTTTCCAATTCCTGACATTGGAGAACCTTGAGGGACAATATATTTGAATTTATTAAACAAACTAAATATTTCTAATTCTGACATTGGATTAGGATATTTCTGTTCAATTCTTGAAAATTCAGAAGCTAATCTTTCATGCATTTTTTTAGGAGTTTTTTCATAATAATTCCCATGTAAGTCCCTTAATGCATATTTGGTAACCCACACATTAGTTGCTAATTCATCCCCTTCGAAGTATTTTAAAGTGGCTTTTAATACTTCTTCTTTTGTGTATTTATTCATCTGATAAATCCTCTTTCGCTTTTTTTACTTTTTCCCATATTTGACCTAACTTTTTCTTTGGATCTGACGTCATTTCATATGCTTCGAAATCTGAATCACTCAAAACCTTGAATGTAGATTTTGAACAATCGATTCGAATTGGAATATGTAGTCCATCCATACCAGCTCTATTTTTCGCAACAAAAAGCCTAGCAAAACCGGACGCTTTTTCTTCTGGCTTTCTAGACAAACCTAAAACAACATCAGAAACTTGGGCTTTTCCATAGGATTCTCCCATATTTTCTAATCCAACGTAATCTTGAGATGCACCGCTTCTATTGGACTGTGAAGCAGTCCAAACTGGAACATTAAAATCTGCTGCTAACTGTCGTAATTCTTCGTATATCAACTGTAACTCATGACGCATTGCTTCGTATGCTTTAGTAGATTTCATTACGTCAGCATAATCGATTATAACAACACTAGGCCAATAGTTTCTTAATTTTAATTTATCTAAGTGATTTCTTATTGTGTTGACACTTGCAGAACGTGTAGGGTAATATTTTATTATTAATTTACCATATTCACCTTTTTCATACATATCAATAACCTTTTCTTTGTGATCAATTAGATCTGAACACGGGATATCACATATGTTTGCATCATATCTTTTTCCAGTCAAAGTTTCCGATAATTCAAAAGTATAGTGGACTACTGTTTTGCCTCTCCTAATTGCTTCTGCTCCCATTGCAACTAACCAGTGAGATTTCCCTACCCCAGTGGGTGCAACTATAACTCCTAATTCCCCTCTTCCTAGACCACCATCCATTACTTCCTTAGTATCTAATTCTTTAATTCCGGTTGGGGTGGTTATTCTTTGAATTTCATGAAAACGTGCTTCTAGATCTTCAAAAAACTCATGACCAATTGTATTTGGCATACCGACACTGACAGCTTTGCGCATTAGATCAACAACAGATTCAAATTGTTCGCCTTGTACTAATTCAACAGCGTTTGTTAATGCCTCCTTAAAAGCTTGGCGTTTACAAAACTGCAAAGATTTATCTTTTACGTAAGGTAGATCTTCTGGATGTTGGTTCATTCTCATTCTTTGTAAGAACGCAACAACTTGATCACGGAGAAGAGTATCGGAACCAGCCTTAAGATCATCTTTTACTATCTGAATTAATAGTTGCATCGTGGGAAAACATCTATACTCGGAATAGTAATTAAATTATTTGTCGCATAAGTAACGCAAATATTTTAAGTCGAAATAATCAGGCTGCATTACTTCTTGCATTTGTGCAGCCCAGTCTTTATCACTGGCTAATCCTTGAAAGATCTTTTCTTGAAATGGTTTTCCATAACGGCTAAAGTTGGTGGCTGTTGAATGAATAATTTTTTTGTTGGACATATTAACCCCTATGTTATCCTAACTACTTCTTTATACAAGCATTTAATCGCATGTATAAGCGATCAACATTAATATTTCTTGGTATTTCTGCACCCTCGGTTATTAAGTCACGAATCATGTTCATCTTGTTCGTTTTAGGATTATATACATTAACTCTTTGTTCGAGGTCCTGTATTTGCTGAGCTGCAAGATTACTGATATCTAGATACATAAGTTTCCAGTTCCGTTTTGGTACTTCCGGGTTTTCCAATATATTTTTGTACAATTTAAGAGGCTTTGATTCAAACCTTTGTGCACATAACTTAAGTATGTCGTCAACACTGACAAACTCATTTTTCGCTAATTCCGGAAACCGTTTCACTAGGGATGCAAAACCGCAACCTTTTATTCCTGGGATGCCATCAGATGAATCTCCAATAAATGATCTAGCTGTAATAAAATTTTCAACAGTTACCCCATATCGCCCAAGAACATAATTCTCATCTAAAAATATTTTTTTTCTAGCTGGAGACCATTGTGTTGTTTCTTTGCTTATGAGCTGATGTAAATCTTGATCCATGGAAATAATTAATTTCTTTTTTCCCGGAAAACCATAACGGCAGATATACCCGATGATATCATCAGCTTCACATTGATCAACGTATAGTTGTTGTACCGGTACGTTTTTTAACAACTG